CCAGGAAGGGGCACAGTATCCTCCTACGTGCTTAGCGCCGCGGCGCTGTACCGCGAAGTTCGGAGATCGCCTCTCCCGCCATCTTACGCAGCAGGGAGTCGTTCTCGCCTCTCGTCTCGATCAGCTTCTTGAGATCGGCTTCGCCGTCGTTGACCTGATCCATGAAATTCCATGCGCCGGTGCCGATCGGCGACAACGGCGACTGCGGCGGCATCTGGCTCTCGACCCATTTCGCGGCGATCGCCACGTCGAGGATGCCCTTGTCCTCCATCACCTTCTTGACCTTGGCGATGCCGTCCTCGGTCCACTTCTCGGCGCGCAGCGCCTCGAAGGCACGGTCCTGATCGGCCTGCAGGCGGCCAAGCTTGTCCTGCCTCTCGCGCTCGGCCTTGTCGTCCTCGATCTGCTTCTTCAGCGCGTTGATGGTCTCTTCCTGCGCCGTGAACCGCTGCTCGGTCGGGTCCGGGCGCTCCAGCTCCTTCACCGCGGGATCATCCGGGCGCACGTCCTTCAAGGCGTTGAGCAGCTTCTTTTTCGCCGACGGGTTGCGCTCCATCTCGCGCACCACGTTGTCGACCCGCCGCAGGCGCAGCAGATCGGCTTCGTCGATCTCGACCAGTTTGGGCTCGGGCATTTACTTGGTCCCGATCGAGGTGCCGGCGTTCGGCACATGGTTGACGGTCATCGACGGCGATTTCTGCTGCGCCGGCAGACGGCTCTTGCGCCCACCGATCTCGATCTCTTCCATGCTGACGCGCACGATCTGCTCGTCGCTGGTCGGGACCGACTTGGCGGGATTGTGAAAGATATCAGGCATGAGAAATGCTCCTCAGTAGCCGTGCCCAAAACGCGGGCGCTTAAGATTCTTCACGTCCATCGTGTCGTAGCCATACGAGTTGGACGCGCGATAATCGGCGGCGGTCTGCGCCGTGAGCACAGACGTATCGAATTCGGGTTTCTCGGGCGCTGCCGGGACGGAGAACGGTGTCGCCTCGCTGCGCCGCATCACCATGGAGCGGTCGGCGGGCATCGCCTTGGTCTTGTCTCGGAACAGGTCGGTCATGCCGCCATCGCCTGTTGTGGTTGGCCTTGGCCCTGACCGCCACCCCGCAGCGACTTCATGTCCTGCATCTGCTGGGCGTTCTGCATCGCCATCTTGTCGATCTCGTTCCTTTGCCCCTCCTGCGAGACGCCGCCGGGCGGCACCGCCTTGGCGAGGGTGCGGATGGCATCGTTGATCGCCTTGCCCAGGTCGGACGTAGCGGGAATGGTGGAAGCGAGCTGGGTGAGCTTCATCAGGCACATGCTCACCCCCTGGACCGCGGCAGCCTCGTAACCCTTGTTGGCGGTCGGACCCGTTACCGGGCTCGACCCCATCGGGGCTTGCTGCGTTGGATTCGGGCGGGGCATCCCCTGCCCGCCAGGGGGTGTAGCAGGTTCGGGCATGGGTTAGTGACGGCGGCCCTTGCGCCCCTTTCGACGATACTTCGTCATAGGAGATCTCCTGTGAGAGGGGGTTGGTCCTAGCGAGGTTAGAATTCCGCTGGAAAGACTAAGGCGGCAACGCAACTTGTTCAGATTTCAGACGGTTGCAGCCGACTAAATCCTCGGCTATGTTCCGATTTCATGGGAAACGGGCACGCCGCCAACTTCCTCACGCCGAAAGAGATCGCCGCCGAGATGGGTGTCGATTACGAATCGTTCAGGCGAATTCTCAAGCGCGGCGACGGACCTAAATTCAAGCGCTACGGCAACCGGTTTCTGATCCGCCTCGACTGGTACAAGTCCTGGCTGGAGAGCGACTTCAAGAAAACGAAGGATTGAAAATGTACGCGATCACCATCTGCTTCGGTCATGGCGCGGTGTGGGCGCTGATGTTCAAGGACGGTCAACGCGCCATCGAGGCATTCGATCGCTACAAGATCACATCCGACAACATCAGGGCCATCGGCACCCACAACGACGACCTGTTCGAAGCCGCCGACGATTTTGGCCAAACGATCCGTATCTCCTGCCGCGCGGTCACCGGCATGATGCTCGAAGACATGGAGCACTCTAAACTCGCCTACATCGAGCGCGGTCTGCACCAGGCGCGCACCCAGACCAAAGCGAACGAGATCGCCAACAATGACCCGGTGCTGCGCGAGGCGCGGCGCCAACAGCAGAGCCCAATATTGCAGCCTGGAATGTTTCCCGGCCCTAACGGCCGTTTTTCCTAGCGGCTTTTTCCCACCAGTTGCTTGGTCAACAGCTTCTCGGCCACTTCCGGGTTTTCCGCCAGCAGACTCTTGATCATCTCCGCTTTCTTCTTCTCGGCTTCCTTGTTCTGCGCCTTGGCGTCTTCCTTGTTCGGGAACGGCATGTTGTCGATCACGTATTCGGTCTGCACGACGCCCTTGGCGTGAGCCGCCATGATCAGTTGCGCGGTCTCGTCAGCAAAGATTGGCGATGACGAGTGGCTGTCGACCGTGATCCGCCAGTCGTCCGGCAAATCGGTCAGCCGGAACGACGTCGCCCGGATCGACTGAACGTCATCGCCCTTCGTCCAGTACACCTCGTCGGTCTTGGCCTCCTTGACCTGTAGGGTCAAATCGGCCGCCGTCGCGCACTGCCGCTCGGCGATCAGCGAGCGGTCGCGCAGCGTCGGCGAGCCGGTCTTGAGTAGCGTCCCGGCATGGACGCCGGCGCGCACCCCCTGCTCCCCCTGGCCCTGCATGATCGGCGGGAATCCGGCATTTATGTGAATCTGCTCGATCATGAACTGGATCACCGGCAGGAGTTCCGACGGGAAGTCCGGCGTCATGTCCTCGACCTTGGAGTTCGGATCGAGCTGCCCGTAGCCGGCAAACCGCATCTGCCCGTAAAGCTCGTCAGTAATGCGGTTCTCCGACATGAAAAACAGGATCTTGTCGACCTGCACCCCCACCAGCCGGCGCATGTCGTCGAGCAGCGACGCCAATAGAGCCTGCGGCTCGGAGATGTCGATCAGCTCGCTGCGCCCCCAGAACCAGTTGGTCGACTCGTTGACCTGGATGGTCCGGTACGGCTGCGCGTTGCTGATGTTCAACAGGTTGGACTTCTTCAGCATCCTACCACCGGACATCGGCGGCGAGACGATGATGTCGGGGTCGATCATCAGGATCGTCGTGTAGTCCTCGTCGTCCTGCACCCAGACCTCGTGGGCGGTCACTGTTTCCGCAGCGATCTGCGGCCCCATCACGCCGTATTGCGCGCCGCCCGAAACATTCACCATGCCGCCCGGAAGCGTGCCGCTGAACCCATTTGGGTTCTGCGTCTGCAACTGGTTGGTGGACAGTACCTGATGAAAGAACGACTGCGGTGCCGATACCGCGCCACCGGATGCCGCGTGGGTACGAATGCGGGTAAACAATTTCTGTGCATCGTCCATGTACCAGATGCGACGCCACACCTCGGGAAGCGTCAGCAAAGTAGATTCTACCAGAGCCGGCTGCACGCTGATGTCGTTCTCGGCCTCGTTGTAGACGCCGAAATTCCACGGCATCACCAACTTGCTGTAGAGCTTGAACGTCTCCGACTTGCCGTCCTGCTGCGGCCACTGCTTCAAGCCACACCAGCCGTATTTCAGCGCCTCGAAGATACCGCGGCCGAACAGGATATCCAACGACGAGGAGTCCCACACCCGCGTCAACTGCTTCGCCACCACCTTGGCACGATCGAGATCCTTCTTCGGATATTCGCGGTCGAAGTCGACAGCGAACTTCAACTCGACCGGCGAGAAGATATGCGCGGCAGTGCGAGAGAGATGCGAGTTGAGCAGGTTGAGCAGCGCCTTGGTGCCGTCGTAGCGCCCAGTCTCGGCGAGCTGGTTGAGCGTGCGATAGTAGGCTGCGCGCATGCCGGACGACACCCGGCACTGCTCGATGATCTCGTTGGTGAACTTGAGCAGAGCCTTGGCTTCGGTCGGGACGGAGATCATCGCTTACCACCGTGCGCGCGGACGGTACCCCGGTTGGAACAGCTCGTTGGCCGGGCGGTCGCCGGTCGCCTGGTAGTTGGTCGCCTCGGCGTGATGTTGGCGCAGCACCGTCTGGAAATTGGCGCCGGAATTGGCGCCCGGGCCGACAGCAACCGCACCGCTGTAGCCAAGCCCGTTGCCGCCTTGGAAACCGACGTGAGCGCCACGATTAGCCATGGCTTGCATATGACCTTCCAACTCGGCCGCACTGCCGCTCAGCGGCGGCGCTGCGATATCGCCCGGCTTCATGCCGTCGCGCATGTTAGTCAGCTTGAGGTTGGACATTTCCGCGATCGGCACGTTGGCGAGTTGTGCGGCTTCCTGAGCGCGGCTCTCCGATGCGGTTTCCATCTGCC